CTATTGTCGAGAGATTGGTGTGAGGTGCAGGCTAATCAACGACGGTGATGATTGTGTCATATTCATGGAGGCGCGTGATCTGCAGTTATTCAGTGGTTCACTGAATAGCTACTTCACCAATCTTGGCTTCACCATGGTCTCTGAGCCACCGGTATACATCATTGAGCAAGTGGTGTTCTGCCAGTGCCAACCTGTGTACGACGGGGCAAAATATGTGATGGTGCGCGACCCCCGGGTCGCCATCGCTAAAGATGCCACAATCCTCACAGATATTCCAAACCGCAAGGTGTTCCAGAGATGGGCATCAGCAGTTGGAGCCGGCGGCACTTCCATGACAGGAGGGATACCGGTTTGGGACAGCTTTTATAGCCTGATCTCAAGGTTGGGCAATGGCCTAAAACCGCTGACGCACATGACAATGCAGACAGGTATGGCCATCATGGGCCGAGGAATGACCCGTGTTTCTCAGATCCCATCTGAGGACAGTAGGGTTTCCTTTTACCGTGCCTTCGGCACTATTCCGGAGGCACAACTAGCAATCGAGCGTTCATATAACTCAACCGTTTTGGATTACGTTAGTAATACATCGGAGTTCATTGCAATGCCACTCTAACCCGCCAAAGTTAACAGGGGACTGCTATCTAGCTCGTGCCAGCTCAAAAGGTACATTGGGTCCCAATAGGTAATCACCCAAAACGGTATCCGTGCTAAACAAAATGCCGAACGACTACACGGCGTGTCTAATAGTTCTATTGGGATGTATAGTCTCCGCTCTCATCGGGTATCCAATACCATGAGAAACAAAAATAATAAACAACGCACGGCTGCTGCTAAAATCGCAGCCCTTGAGCGTCGGCTCGCTTCGGCCACCATCAAGACAAAATCTAAGAAGCAAACACCGTTTGGGACCACGGGAGGTATTATTGGTCGCGCTGCTGGTAGCATGTTTGGCAATGCTGATATTGGTCAAAACATTGGAAAATGGTTGGGTAGTGGCATCGGATCCATATTCGGATCTGGCGACTACACGATGTCGGGGGCACCCCCTTCTTACAATGTTCTAACCAACAACAACCAGGTGCCGCAATTCCAATCCACGAAATCAACCAACGTGATTTGCCACCGAGAGTATCTCGGTGACATCGCCG